CCTCCAAAAGCCTCCGACTTGGGTCCACTCCCCCCAGGTCTCAGAACGTTCTCCAATTCGCTGATTGTGGCAAATCTCTGTTGTTTTCTACTTTCTTGGGATTACTTGATGGCATCTGATCTGATTTGTCTCTGTTGCATTTCCTGTGAGCCAATTGCAGATTGTCCAGGTCATCACTTCCACCTTTGGCACATGGGATGATATGGTCAACTGTTGGGCTCATCGGATCAGGATATTTGACGGACTTATCGACAGGCAGTCCGCAAATCCCACAGATGCTCTGTGTTGCAAGAATTATTTTTTTGTTTTTCTTAAAGACCTGGCTCCTTGCTGGGTCGGTCTCTGGCCTTAGCTGGGAGGTGGGTCTGTTTAAATAGGAGCCCCTGGGCATTTTTCCCTCCCTCTGGGTATCTTTTACCCTACCCCTATTTTTTCCAACACAAAAGCCATCAGGATTGCTGATGGCTTTGTGCTCATTTTTACAAGGGTGAGGTCATCTCTTGTGATTTCCTCTGTTAATACTTTAGCATCAAAATATGTCCCCTCAGTATGGTAGTTTTTAAAATGCCCTCCGCTTTGTCATTTTCTGACAAAAATCATATTCTTTTGACTAATTCAAAGTAATATTTCCTCCTCATCAGGTAATAACAATCACGCTCACAAGGAATGCCTCTGCCTTTTAGCTGGTCAAATGTGAGACCATAGCACACTCCAAGTCTTAGCCAGTAATCAAGGCCATTGGCAACCTTATTGATTGTGTCATCAATAATCTGCATCTTATGCTGTTTGTCAGACTCTGCAATCTTGATTGCAGTCTCCATTGTGCTGTCATAGTCACAAGAGCTCTGCACTTTGTCTTTATCATAAGCAATGGCTTTTGATGTGTCAGCCATTGACTCAACGTCCTCTTTCAAAAGAGGATATCTCAAAGAGTAGTGGATGGCTGTGAGATAGTCCTCTTTTGGTATGTAATATTTTGAGTTTTCGCTTGGCAATCTATACTTACTCATATTCACCCCTCAATTTCAATATTTCCTAACTGGTCCATAATATATGCTGCTCTGTCCTTTGACATAATCAGCACTTCACCAGCATCCACCCAACGCTTTAGCTCCATGTCAGTGTAGCCACTTAGGACCTTGACAGTCACCTCTTTATAGTCATAAAAGCCTTTTGTTGGATTTGGAGTCCCTAAAACTGAGAACCATTGGCCTATTATATTCCAATTCTCAGGCTCATAATCATAGTCAAATTTTGGCACCTTTGTGATCTTTGTGACATCAAAGTCCATGTCTTTTGGGATCAGATAGCCTGTCTTGCCATCAACAAATCCTTGCTCAAAAAGAGAGTCAAATGGTGTTGCCAGGACAGGAGTGTTATTTGTCAGCGCCTCAAGGATTGCATATGAATAGGCCTCTACGTCTGATAATTGGACTAAATAGTCCGCAGATTTTATGACTCTTTTTACATCAGGAATTGCTGGCATGTTATAAAAGCCTTTTGGTGGATTCTTTATCTGACCACTTGAAAAGTTGAGCCACAAAAAAGGGATTCCTTTGTCATTTAGCATGTTTGCCAGCTTAATCATCCGGCTGTCATTGTCTCCTTTGTCTCCGGCTCCAACTCTTGTGGCGCTGACAAGAAAAAGTGTGGAATCTTTGACATTATCAGCCGGATTTCTTATGACCACAGAATCCTTGCACTCATCTCCCCATGAGTCTTTGGCAGCCTGTGATACATTCACATACACATCTCTACCTGAGGGAATCCTGAGAGACATCTGTCTGCAACAGTGTATGACCTGGACTGACTTCTTGTGGATTATGTTTGAGTAAATCTCATCAGTGAGTCTGTTTAGGATCAGTGTGTCACATACAATGTTGATAGCGCTGTTGTACTGGATGCAGCGGACAAATTTCAATATTTTTCTGAGCTGCAGTGTGTCAATTTCACGATAAACAAAAATAATGTCATAATACTGCCTCATGGTCTTGCAAAAATTGTATATAAAAGTGGTTATGCCTCCAACTTTGGCAGCAAACTCACAATAAATGACAATTTGTGCCTTGATAGGCATTCTGACAAGTTCGATATAATCACATGGCACATCTCCCTTGGCCTCATGAGCCCAAATTTTAAAAGGTCTGTGAATCTGACAATATCTCTTGAGCTCAGGAATGTCACACTGATCTGTGAGGAGCCACACCTCATTTTGCTCATCATCTTTTTTAATTTCCTCCAGGAGCATTGTCATGTCCTTTGTCACATGCTGGATATAATAGACAATCCTCTTTGTTTTCATAAGGCCCATTTTAAAGCGCTTGATCTTGGAATTTGGCACAGATGTCCTATAAAAGTACATGTAATCACTGAGGACCATGTGCTTGAAATTGCCCTCTCTGTCCAAAAATCCAACTTTTCTTGAAAAATCCTCATCCTCTGTGGAGTCTTTTTGCTCATTGAATCGGATGTCTCCAATAAATGACCTTTTGAACACTCTTGTGCAGACAGATGGATTTGTGAGCCAATCATCATCCTTGAGGAGCTTGTGGTCATGCTGAGTGCCTTGTCCGTCAAGTGATTTCCAAGAGAGGTCAATCACATCCGGCTCATCCTTTGTCTTTTCAAGGACTTTTTCAATAAAATTCCTTGCAACAAGGTCATCTGCATCAATGAATGAAATATAATCACCCTCTGCTTTGTCAATTCCTACATTTCTGGCTGTTGCACAGCCACCATTTTCTTTGTGGATCACTTTTGCAAATTTATAATCTGTTTTGAATGGCTCTTTGCTGCCATCGTCAACCACAATGACCTCAACATCATCTCTCATCTGAGGAGCCAGCACATCAAGGAGCTGGCTTGTGTATGGCTCAGCGTTATAATAGGGAATTATTATTGACAGCCTCAGCTGCTGCCTTGGCTGCTCTTTTCTCTTTGGCTTTTTCTCTACGCTTGGCATTGATTTCCTCCTTGTGTTTGGCATATCGTTCTCTTTTCTTGGCATTGAGCATCTCAGAGTTTTGTCTCCAATATTCTCTCCGTCTGATGTTCCTTGGGTCCATTGACAGCTCTTTTGGAGGAGCTGGGCCTCTGCCAAGGCCATCAACAATGCAGTCATCAAATGGACAATTGAAACAATCATCATTGCATGGCTTTTTGCTCATCCTCCAAGCTCCTCCTTGGCATTTTGATACTCAAATCTTGTGCATTCCCTCCAATGCCTCTCCTTGTGTCCGTCTTTGTAGGTCTCCTCCCATAAGAGCTCATATTTTTCTTGGACATAATCATAATCATAATATGGTTGTCCTTTGTCAGTCTCTCTTGAATAAATCTCAGTGTGTGGCTCTGTGTAGCGATAATCAATGACAATATTTGTGTCTATCTCAAAGGCATCACATCCTGTCAAAGTGCTTATTATTCCACATATCACAGCCACAATGAGGATATATCCAAGTAATTTCTCATATGTTCTGAGTCTCTGCTCTGTCATCTGCTGCCTCCTTTTTAAGTGGACACCATGCTGGTGATGTTTTAATTGGTGCATTAATTGGATTTTTACTAAATCCCAAAAAACGTGGCATTTTGACCATTCTGTGTTTTTCAAAATACTTAAAAATGTGTTCATAATCTGGATGCTGGCACATGTATTGATACCTGGTATTATTTCCCCTTTTGATCCTAGCACAATAGTCACATTCATTGCATCTAATCATCATTTGCCTCCTTCTTCTACCTCCAATGTCTGCCCTGTTTTAATCACCAGACCTGTCGCACCACACTTACATGCTAAATTTTTTAACAATGTTTTTTGAGGATATGCACCTATCCATCTTTCATGGCAATTAAGGCATATCAACTCGGCAACCTCATGGGGCATATTGTCCTCGATTCCGGTTATCTTTGAATCTTTTTCGGTCTGCTTTGGTGTCCATTCACTATAATTTTTACAATCAAGCATATGAGGACAAAAATCACCATCTTTCCAATCACAATTCTTACAACACTTTCCCATCTGCTGCTAACACTACCCCCTTTGTCAATAGTAATGGTTTGATTTTTTGCCATGTCAGCCATGACATCCATATTGTTCCATTCTCAAGCACATAAACTTGATTATGTTTAAATGGATGACAGCCATATCTTTTAAGCCACTTTTTATTAATTCGCTTTTTTCTGTGTGTCCTTTTCTGACCAGCTCTAGTGATTAGATATATTGTATTCCCTTGATATACTTCCATCTGCTGCCTCCTTGGTCCATATGTCCACATAGAATTTAATGTGATTGGAATATTTGTCATTCTCAACCTCAATATTGTCCTCAACCAGCTTTACAATCTCATTGGCAAACTCTTTTTTTACCCTGGCAACAGTCTCAACAGGATCATCAACATATCTGTCATGTAATATTGCCACACTCAGAGTGTGCCTCTGGAGCTTATGGGATGAGATGACCATTGGCTTTGTCAAGTCATCATTTTCTCTGTCTCTTTTGCTTGTGACAGCATAGAGAAAAAATCCAACAATAATCCCAAAAAATGCTGCACCTATTATTCCAATAATGTCTGTCATTCTTTGTCTCCTCCACATTCTTTGTCCATGATCCTGATGATGAGGACCAGGACAATAATCAAAACAATTATTCCTTTTTGTCCGTCTGTCATTTCAGCATTTTCCCAAATCTCTCCCTCCAATTTTCTCCGAACAGATTCAGATTGTCCTCATCATTTGCCTTGTGCCAAGGCTCCCAGGATATCCTTGCCCCACAGGATGGGCATCTGTCACAATCCATCCATTTAAGCTCATCAATCCCATCTCCACAGACAGGGCAAAATGCATCATCACATATATCCATGATCTCAACAGGATGGACCTCTTGGAGCTCCTCCATATATTCAAATAGGTCAATCTGTCCTTTGATCTGCTCCATTCTCCGCTCCAAACAAATAACACTCTGTCACTCCAAATCTTTTGGCTATTTTTCTGACTGTCTCCAGAGATGGAATTGCTCCACATTGGATATCAGCCTGATCTTCTAGTGACAATGGGCCTAGCTCTTGCATCAAATCCTGGAATGTCATATTTTTGAGCTCTAGCTGATGAAATAGTCTCCGATAGAATAATTTGGATTGCTTATCATTTAGCTGCATCATTTCATTTGTGTGCTCTGCTGCCTTGCGGACCAACTCAATCATTTCCTCCTTTGGCACAATTCTCATGACAGCTGCTGCCACTAATGAAAATTCTGTCCTAATAGAGTCATCTATGACCTGAACATCCCAGCCATTTTTGCCAACTCTCTCAACTCTTATCATTCTGTCCTCCCTCTTTGTAGCGCTTAATCATTGCTTTCTCCCTTTGATGTGAATGTGACTGTAAACTCATAACCTCTCCACAGTGCAATCAGCACATGGGCATCAGGCTCATCTCTGTACTCAAATTTGATTCTTGATGGTGGGACCTTCTCATGCGTGATCTGACTCATTATTGGTGCATAAAACTTTTGAAATTTTTTCTTGTAAACCTTTTCGGTGATTCTTGCATTCATAGCTTTAGCTCCTTGAATGTGTCCTCAATCTTGTGGAACTGAAAAGCCAGCCAATCAACAAGGTCCTCATCCTCCATGTATCTTCTGAGACCGCTTTCTCCAAAATATGCATGTATGATCTCATGTCTGAGGACATTTTTGTTGAACTCATTCAGATTCTCATATGTCTCAGGATCAGGGAGAGCTTTATCAACAACAATCTTTTTTGCCCAAAACTCACAGAGGCCATTGGCTTTGATTAGTTTTGGATTTTCCATTGCTGTCTGGTTTACAATCTCATAATCAGTCCCTAAAATTTTGACTTTGCTCATCTTTTTATCTCCTTTACTTTGGCAACATGCGAAAATCTAAATGCCCAGGAACTCCCCTCAATGCCAAAATAGCCTGGTGTCCGATAACTATATTTTGCAGAAAACTCATCCACATAAAACAATTTCCCTGTTATCTTTTCACCATCAAAAAGAATCACCTCAACATTTTTCCCTACAAGTGCCATAAAATCTGCTTTTTTCATAGCTTATTCAATGGACAGTGATTGCAACATTCATCAAATCTCTGATTGCTAATATCACCATTTCTGTTAAGCATGATATATTTGCAATAGCTGTCACACATTTCCTCCTTTATCTTTTCCAGCTGCTCATATATGGTCATATTCTGAGGATTAATCCTCCGTCTGTTCCGGCTCATCTGCTGCCTCCTTGAGTCCATCTTTGTTATATTTTCCGTTGATGGTAATGAATAAAGCTCCCTCATCAACTGTCACATCATAGCGCTCAACCGCTAACTCATTTACATATCTATGCAGCTCCTCAAGGTCTTGACATTTGATTGTGTCTCCCTTATTCAGCTGCAGCTTTTTCCTAATCTGATTTGTCATTTTCAACCTCCAAAAAATCAATATACTTAGCTGCTCAGTCATATTCCCACTCATCCAACTCCACCTCATTGTGACAATGTGGACATTCAACGCTTGTTAGCTCAAAGACAGACTCTTGCAAATCTTCAACTCTGATCTCTTGCTCCTCTTGGCAATATGGGCACTCAAATCCAATTGATTTAGGCTTGCTAAAAATCGTGTAGTTTGTCATAGCTCCATCCTCTCTTGCTGATTCTGCTCCCCTGGGCTGATTATTTTGTGATTCCTGAGAATGCTGACCAGGTCAAATCCACATTGTCCCATCCTGGAGGACTTCTCAAAGCCTTTTCTGATTGGCTTTGCATAGGTGTCAATGACCATCCTCACAATTTCCAAAAGAATATCTCTACACTCCTGATCTGAGAGATGTTTGTCAGTTCTCCTCATATGTCAGCCCCTCCTTGCATGGTAAATAATCGTATGCTGCAAGGTCATAATCCTCAGGCTCAGCCCATGGGAATGTGCAATCAGGCTTTGGCATGTCCTCCGCTTGGTAGTAGTAACCACAGCCCTCACACATTGGTGGCTTAATGACCCTTTTCTGCTCAATCTTTGTATATGCATAGGCTGGTCTTGTCATGGCCTTTGAGAGTTTGATGTCTTTTCGTCCCTGTTCTTGCATGTAAATCATGCCATCAATTGCAAAGTCATTGGACCGCTCTGCAATTGAGGATTTTGTCATGTGCCTTTTCCCCACTTCTCCCTCCTCTCTGCCTCAGGCATCAGCCTGAGGACTTTCAATCATATTGTCAGAGCCTTTGTGTGATAAATTCCCAGCTCCAAAAGGCAAAGAGATATAATCTGCTAATACTTTGTATTCTGATGAGAGATGGTGCTTTGCCTCCTCCAGCGCCTCAATCCTCTTATTGAGGTCAAAAAGCTCCTTGTCAATTGCATCAATCCTGTTGAAAACAAGCATTTTGACAGCATCAGGAATATTGGCAACAGGTGTCTGCTTTGGATGCTTTTCTTTTGGCATTTCCTCCTGTGTAGCTGATGCTTTGATTGTGGCCTTTGGTTTCCCACACTTAGGGAGCTCCCTTCCATTTCTGACTAATATGTCTTTGACTTCCTCAACATCAATGTGATACATTCCGGCAATTGCTCTAATCTGCTGCCCATTTGGGCTGTTGTCATAGAGCTCACATATTGATTTTTCGTATTCTCCCATCACTATTCCTCCAAAAAATAAAATCCCTCTGGTGGCTGTTCTTTGTCTTTTTGCACTTTTTCAGCAAAATCTTTGACTATTTGCTGATTTTCTCTAGGTTTTGACTTTTCAATTTGCTCTTTTGCTTTGTCTTTATGCCATTTGTCAAAAATCAAATCTTTTTCATTCCAATCTGGATAAAATCTCTTGAGATGCTCTGCTGCCTCCTGGAGCATCTGCTGCCTCATCAAAGAATTGTCCATCTTGTCATGGCATGGTCTGCATACTGTCACAATGTTCTGAGGCACCCCAAGTCCTCCATGTGACCTTGGAACAACATGAGCCTCAGGGAGACCAGGAGCGCCACAAAATATGCAGCACCCCTCATCCCTCTTGTAGACAATCTCCTTTGTCTTTTTGCTGATTGCACAGGCCTTTGTCCGCTTATGCATCAGCACTTTAGCTCATCATCTTCTCTGTGCTGGATTTTGATGTGCAGATATGAATCAGAATCCATCCAGATTGTGCAAGTCTTGGCATCATAATTCATGGAAACCTTGTCAAACTCAAAGCCCTCTACAAGGGCAATGGCAGCATTCACAAAATCAACTTTTTCTTTTGTAAAGTGCTTTCCAACATATTTCTCAATCTTCTGCCTACGCTCTTTTTTTCTCCTCTCTGACTGAGCTTCTTTGCACATACACTTGTCTGTTGCCATTGCATCCAGCTCAGCCTGTGAGACCTCTCCAACAGTGTTGATGATTGCTGTCTGACCGCAAAAAGCACAGGTCCCAACATTCTTGTTTTCAGTTTCTGACATTGTTTGCCCTCCATTCCATTTCTTTGATGTATTTATTATCAAGCTCCTCTGCTTTTGCAAAGGTCACAGCATGATTTGAGAGTTGACTCTGGACCAGCCTCCACATATCCTCATGGATCAGCTGACCATTGAGTCTGATCTTGTGCCAATTATTATTTTTCCATCTCATGGTCCATCCATTCACAAGGCTATTTCTGACAAAATCATCTGAGATGTATATCTTGAGGACTGCTGCCTTATTGAATCTCTGGAGCGCCTGAGACAGTGCGATGAGGACAGCTCTCTTTGTTGTTGCATTGTTCATACAAACAACACCATCTCTTTTCTCCACTTTTCCATTGTTTAAAACACAGACAATCATCCACCTTGCCCACGCTGTCCTCTGGACCGCTGGATTTTTTGTCTTGCCCAGGACATATATTTCTGTTGTCATCCATTTAGTCCCTCCTAAATATCTTTTTGATGGATTCCCAAATTGTGCACTTTTTGCGCCTTTTTAGGTCACTCTTTTGCTTTTCCTTAAAACCAAAATCAGGCTTTTTGGCTTTAAGTGGCTGCTTTTTTATCATGTATTTTTGATACCTGATGCCCACATACTCATTAAAACCACCTCTCACTGTGTCCTCCATGAGGTCATAGCCTTTTGGGACAACAGGCTCATCTTTGAGCTTACCAGCAACAATCCTTGATCTCTCTGTTGGCTTTTTTAGATTTCTGCTCCTGTGATACTTGGATTTCCCTTTGGTCTGCTCCTCTTTGGTCTCGATCTTGGCAAAATACTCTGCTAAATCCTCATAGGCTCCCTCCTCATACATCTGGGATATCTTGATATGATTCCCCCAGAGCCTTGTGATCTCTCTGAGTAAAAATGGATCACCTTCAATGACCATATGATGATGGAGCGCCTCTCTTTTCTTGCCCCTCTCAGTGATTGCTATATACTTAAAAGGTTTTATCTGTCTGACTTTCCGGCTCATAGCATAGAGGAATCTCTTGAGGTTTTCCTCTGCCTCCTCATATGTCTCTGGCCTTTGGTCTTTTGGATAATCCAGCGTGATGTGATAGCCACAATCAAAATTGAGGATCATGAGGAGCTGGAGCTTTTCTGCTCTCTTTTTTCTGTTATAGTCGGACATGGCTTTTGTTGATTCCCTGGTCTTTGGTCTCCTTTTTCTGTGAGGAGCTCCAAAGCCTCTGTGCGTATAATTTGACACAAGCACATAGTCTCCGGCTATCTGTACTTTGTTGATATACATACCTGACTCCCCTGTCATATTTTTTGTTGACAATGTCATTTGTCGATAACTTTAATATTTTTAATCGCTCCAATAAAAGTCTCTCAAAGTGCCTTTTTTATTGGATTCTATGAGGGAGTGTGGTATAATATTTTTTAGAAAAGTTCTCCTCTCATAGAGAAAACTAATGTCCTGAAAATCAGCTTGCCCCCAAGCTGATTTTTTCTTTTACCCCTCCAGGAGCATGTTGATGATTCTTGACCGCTCCTCCTTGGGAATCCTTAATGCTTGCATAATCTCACTCATTTTGCCCATAGGGATCAGCTCAGGATTGTCAAAATAATTGATAATAGTCCCATGAGAGCCGATTGTTGTCAGGCTCCTGAGCTTTTCCTTTGAGGTGATTCCTCTGAGTTTCATGTATCTGGATATTTCAGACTCAAAGATTATGCCTTTTTTAGTTTGTGCCTTGCTCATAATCTTTACCCTCTTGTATTTAGTTGTATTGTGGAATAGACCTCACTCCAAGTCCGCTCAGCTGAGCTTTTCTTAAAGTGAGAGACTTTTGAACAGACCAGAATGTATCTGTATTAGATTGTATTGAGAATCCCCACACAATCTGATATACTGTGTGGTGGAGTTGAGGCTTGGCAAAGTTACAACCCCACCACAAAAGAGTTTGTGCTACCAACACAGGCTCTTTTTTATTTACCATGGAGTCTCTCATAATTGGCGCTCCTGGTCAGTATGTCATCCACATATTTGGTCAAAAAGCCATATTCTTTGTATTTTTCGACTGCTTTCCATCCGGCTCCTGAATAGAGACTCAATATAATTGGATTGTCATCTCCATATGTCTCATATAATTCAGCCAAATAGTCTGCTGCCACATAGATATTTGCATAGGCTGTCAGCATGTCCTCTTGTGTAAATCCACATTTTTCAATTCTGTCTGCATGGATTTTCACATTGACCTGGCACAGGCCCCAGCAATTTTTGTTTTTCACTGTGGGAATGAATCTTGACTCATGATAGGCAATGGACTCCAAAATCTCAGGACAGATGTTTTTCTCTGCTCCGATTTCCTCACAGTATTCTTTGATATCTTTTGGGATTCCATCATCTTGGATTGAGGCTGCTGCCTCTGATCTGATAGTCTGGACAGATAGTCCAATGATTAGTAATCCCCAACATAAGATAAATCGCAATACACTTCTTTTCATGCCCTCACACTTTGTCCTTTTCCCCTCCAGACATTGGTGTGCTCCCCTGGGCAGATGGTGCCATCTTTTTGTTTTCATCATCTCCTCCTATTCTTTTTTACAAAAAACATCAGGACTGACCTTGATTGCAAGACATATGTCCATGAACTCATCAGCCCTCAACTCTCGTCTGCCACAGAAAATGCTTGAGACAGCTTTTTCATCAAGTCCAATGGCATCAGCAATGAATCTTTGTTTGATTCCATTTGCTTTGACATAGTCCCTGAGTCTTGTCTGGACTAGGCTTTTCATGTTCCCCTCCTCCCTCGTTTCGTTAGAGTTTTATGTTATAACGCAACTCGTTATATTTATTATGATGCTCATTTATTCGTTATGTCAACCATTTATTTCTATGATAGCGTGTGATTTCTTTGCAAATATAGAGAATGTCTGATAAAATTTACTTGCATGATTTAGATTTGTATTGGTTTTTTATTTCATTTTTGAGGGAATCATATGAGTAAAAGCAGAAATATATTGGCATATGCATTATGGGTCACCAGAATGATGAGAGGAATGACTCAACAGGAGCTTGCTGACAAACTAAACAAGACAACAAATGCTGTGTCCAATTGGGAAAATGGTCACACAAGTCCTCCTGTCAGTGTCCTTGTTGACCTTTGCAAAGTGCTAAAAGTTACCCCCAATCAACTTCTTGGATTTGAGGAAATAGAGGGATTTATTGAATTTGAGACTAAACTCAAAGAGCAACAGCAACAAATATCCGATCTGGAAAAGCAAAAGAGAGAAATTGAAAAGCAAATAAAAGAAATCAAGTCGAAAGGCCACAGACAGTGATGTCTGTGGTTTTTTAGTATTTATGATTTGACATTCTGTCAAATATATATTATTGTCTTTGTACATAAATTCGTGAGGAGGTTTTTACATGTTAGATATTTATGTACAAAAAAGATTAAAACTGTTACTTGATAACCTGGGAATCAATCAAAGAGAATTTGCTCTCATGATTGGCTCAACAGATTCTGCTGTGAGCCGATATCTCACAGGAGAGAGGATCCCCACAACACTCACTCTCATCCAGATTGCCAATGCAACAGGAGTCAGCCCTAATTGGATTCTAGGTTTTGGATCAGATGATGAGATGGAGAGGATTTAGGAGGTTATATTATGGCAAGTGCTCAAAAACTACCATCAGGTGCCTGGAGGACCAGGGCAACCAAAGTCATTGATGGCAAACAGGTCCGAAAATCATTTACTGTCAGTCCTGAAAATGACAGCAAAGAGGCCTCCAAAAAGGCCAAGACTCTCTCTGAGATGCAAGCAAGAAATTGGCTTTTTGATACTGAGGAGGAAATATCTCGCACAACTGTTGAGACAGCAATGAAAAATCATCTTGAAACTCACTCAGCTGTCTGGAGTCCCTCAACACTTGCTGATTATGAAAAGATGCCAGCTCACTTTGATTCAATCAAGTACATGGATGTGCATGATGTTGATTCAAAAACGCTGCAGACCATAATCAATCAATGGGCTTTTGATGGTCTCAAGCAAAAGACCATTGCAAACAGAATCAATTTCCTCAGGAATGCTCTTGAGCTTGCTGGCAATGATAGGAATTTCAAAATCAAATATCCTCCAAAGGTGCCTGTGGAGCTTAATCCACCAGAGCCCTCAGAATTTAAAAGACTTTTCTCTGTTGTTAATGATGAGGAAAAGCTCATGATTGTCCTTGCTGGTCTGTTTACAATGAGGAGAGGTGAGATGGGTGGTCTTTGTGGAGAGGATATTCTCTGGGATATGAATGCCATTCATGTGCATACATCCAAAGTCAAATTGCATGGCAAATGGATCAGAAAAGAGATGCCAAAAAATGCTCAATCTGTCCGGCTGATATATGTGGACCCTGAGATTATGACCCTAATCCCACATGTTGCTCCAAAGGAATACATTTTCAAAATAAGCCCAGATGCAATGACAAGGAGATTTGAGAGAATCAGAGCAAAGGTCTGTGTCAATTGCAGACTCCATGACCTCAGAAAATATGCTGCATCAATCAGAACAGAAATTATGCCAGCCAAATATGTAGAGGCTGATGGTGGATGGAAACCTGGCTCAAATGTATTAAAGACAATATATGATAAACCATTTAAGGAAAAGCGCAAAGATTACTCCAAGAAAATCAATAATCAAATCATGCAAGATTATGGATCAGAATTATTTGGATAAAGAGACATGCATGGACACGCTCAGACATTTTTGAGCGTGTCCATTTTCGTGTCCACTTTCGTGTCCACTTTTATGTCTTTTTATCATATTTTTAAGTCCAAATAGCAGACTGAAAAGTCTGTTAAATGACCAAAGAAAACAGCAGCCATGCGGTTTTGAATAACTTTTCCGCTTGACTGCTGATTAATTAAAAAAAAGCTGCTGACGGGAATCGAACACTTGGACATTTAACTCCAAGCGCACTATTTATGCACATTTCAAAAAATCGTGTCCACTTTTGTGTCCACTTACCATCAAAAAACTCCCAGAGCTGTGATCTCAACTCTGGGAGCCTTGTGAAGAGGATTTTAACCTTCTCCGCTAACCTTTAATCAATTATAACACATTTTTTCACACAATCATTCGTCCATCTTTTCAACCTTCATGACGATTCTCTGAATCTCCTGTCTCATTCTCTCATCAGGAGCTTTTCCCATCAGGTCTCTGAGATCATCAATGACCTCATCTGTTGCCATTGAATAATCATCTCTTACGTACCTGGAGTAACCTCTGCCTGAGGAGTATCTGCCTCTTGAGTCTCTTGGGGCGCTGGGGCCTCTGCCTCTACCATCGTAGGAGTTGCCTCTGTCATCATAGGACATTCCTCCTCTGTATGACGTGGGATACCTCCTGATGTCTCCACTGTAACCAGCATCCATCAACTCATCAGCTTTGAGGAGATTCTTTTTAAGATGAGCCAATTTGTCTGCATATTCAATCTCAGCAATTGAGAGCTTTCCAGTGTCGGTCTGCTGCTCAATTTTTTCAAGCTCATCACAGATGTAGTTTATTAACTTATGCATCTTTTTCTCTCCCTTCCTCAATTATCAAAGATTATGTTTGCATTCTGCACCAGAATTGGAATGCTGCTTGTGTTCCTGACCGATACTGATGAGCAACCACACAAATATGGGACAGTGACAATGATATCAGCGCCCACATTGTCATAGGTTGTGACCTCAGTCACATCAGAAATCATTGTGCTTGATGGGTCAATTTCTCCATCAATTGCAATGCTCAGCTGGATTCCGTCATCAGGAGCTGTCTGCCCCTCTGGAATAGCTATGTTGGCATGGAATGCAACTTCATAATTTGTGTTGCGTTTCCAACAGTTCATGATGTTCTGTCGGAAAAACTTGTTGGCAAGTCGGAAAATCCCTGAGCCATCTCTGTGGTAAACAAGACCACGATTGCAAGGCACAGGAGATTCTGTGAATATCACACTAGCGCCTGGCTGCACTGTCTGTGCAGCATTTGCTGAATACTCGGCTCCCATGACAACACCTCCTTACATTCCACAGCCACAGCCATTGTTGCAACCACAGCCATAATTCTGTGCACATGTAAAGATAGGAGTCTGTCCATAAACCGGAGTAGTTCCGACTGGGCAATCTTTGAATCTTGAGTAAATGGCATCTGTCTGAGCAGTCTGAGCTGCAATGAGCTGAGCAGTCTGGACATCCTGTGATGCCTGTCCTCTTGAGTAAAGGAGCTCCTGTCTGAGCTGGTTGATAGTATCATTTTTCTGATCCAACTTGTCCTGATTCATCTGATTCAGGATTGTCTGGGTCTGGGCCTGAGTTGCCTGGATGACATCTCTGATGCCCTCTGCAAGCGCTGCTCTGTCAGCACAGTTTTCTGTTGCAACTGTGTATTTCAGATCAGCAATGTTTGCTCTGTTTTCACAGCAGCAATTCTGGAGGCCAGCTGCAATGTCATTCATTCCAGCTGTGACAGCTGTCTGAGCTGCAAAGGCCTGTTGCATGTTAGCAACCTGTCTTGCATTGGCTCCCTGTTCAACACCAGCAAATCCATTTGCAAGAGCCATCTGAACATCTGAGCAGCAATTGCAAAGCTGACTCTGGAGCCCAGTGACACCTGATCTGATTTCAGTGATGTTGTCATTGATGAGCTGATCTCTGAAACCTCCATTGATCTGGTTGCTTTGATTCATCCATGGATAGAGGTCTCCTCCTCCAAAGCCACCAAAGCCACCTCCCCATCCATTGTTGCCCATAAGCAAAAAGAGCAGCAAAATCCACCAGCCATCACCGCCAAAGGCATTGCCAAAGCCATTGCCCTGAGCGTATGGGGCTGATGTGGGGCCGACTAACATTGTGGTGCTAACACCATTGTCATCTGTTAATCCCATATTGTGTCCTTTCTACCGCTAATTGTTGCGGTCAGTGATGTCCACCATATTGGACATCAGTTTATAGTTGCTATATGAGGGCCAAATGGCCTACATACCAAAAAAAGCCTTTATCATGTTGGCTTTTTGGACAGCCATGTTGTATTGCTGTTGAGTAATCTGTCCAGAATTTAGCATCTGCTGAATTTTTTCTTTGGGATCACCTGTGAAATTCTTTTTAAATTCCTCATACCTTTTCATCATGATCTGATATGGATTCTGAGGTCCTAACTGGTCATATAATTTATTCAATGCCAAGACTCTCCTTTATCTCATCAATTTCATGCTTGAGGCTGTCTTTGATAGTCTCAACCTCGTTTTTGGTTGCATATTCATCATTGACAGGTGTTTTTGGAGGGAGATTTGAGCTGTCTCTGATGGTATAATCCAAAATTTTCATTGATGGCATTCCAGAGGCATCAGCTGATTTCAAATAAATGACTTGTGCCTCAGAATCCCAAAGGTCAACTGTCTGATTTGGGCCTACAAGAAAACTTTTTGCACCAGCCTCACCCTGGACCCATGTCAGGCCTGTGTGTGATTGTTGCTGTGCCATTATCATTGGAGCCTGTGGTGGAAGATATTGCCCAATTGGTGGAATCACAGGATTATATCCAATTGGTAATCCGTTGTTATATGCCATTGTTTACATCCTCCCAGTAATAAATAGGAACCTCAGAGCCTGAGTCCCAAGTGTCAATCCAATTTCCGTCAATACAAGCAACAGCATGAGAGCCTGTTATAAGCACATAGGTCCCTGTTGGATGGTCTCTGCAAAAGTCTTTGACTGTATAGCAGTCAGGACAGGTGTTTGGGATTATGTATCTATAAAAGCCATACTGTCTCAAGACTGCTCCAAATGCAGCGTTTAGATGCATCACTTGTCCCATTGCTTTTGCACTATGGGCAATGAGGTCAAAAGCATCATCCCAGGAAATATCAAGAGCAACAGCCACTGCTCTTATAAAACAATCCTCTGTCCTATTTGCCACTGGATTTGCATTGTATTTTATCCACATTTGAAAAAGTCCTTTTCTAATGATTCAATAAAAGACAGGAGCTCCATCTCACTGTACTCCTTGAGAAAAGATTTGACTGTCCTCATGGCATCATGCGGAGGATAGCAACAGCTTACAAGTCTGCCAATATAGCGTTGAATTTTGTTGGGATTCATAATTAAAGATTAATATAAGAAAAGCCCTCAAACAATGATGTCTGAGGGCTTTATTAGTGACATTTTAGTGATTATTTAATGTGGTCAGTGAGAATTTTCATTGAGTTGGATGCAACAGTCTTTGTGTACCTTGTTGACAGGCCCACCTCCTCACTGATCTGCTCATAACTGATTCCGTCCAATAATAGCCTCTTGAGTATAAATCTGTCTCTTTCAGAGAAAATCCACTCCTCAATCAGATTCTCAAGAGCTGAGACTGTCATCCCTGAGCTTGTGATGATCTTTCGGTATTCCATTTTTATCTTTCCCTTGTAAAAATATAGTTTTATTTTGTATAAAGAGCATTTACTAGCTTTCTGATCTGCTCATAATCATATCCGGCTCTTGTCAATAATGTTTTTCTTGATGGTATAGTGTACATTGTACCCCAAAGACCAGAAATCACCTCCCTTGCAATTTCTTCATTTGTTTTTCTCCTGGGCTCTTTGGCAACAAGATTGACAATGCCATCAAAATCAACATCCATATCAACAGGAACACTGATTCCATCAACATGGCCCTTTGATGAGTATTGCCAAGCCACAGCCTGAGAATAATCTGGCTTGAGTTTTGAGAATGCATGATATTTTCCATCGTCCTTGAGCGGATATCTTGCAATCCAAAAATCAAAATCCTTTTTCAAATCAGGATGTATCACGTTATTATACCAATCCTGATTGCAATAAATGCCAACATAATATCCAGCTGCTTTGAAAATATCAGCATAGACTTTTGTCAGCTCTTTGATTTTGTCTTTTCCAAGTGCTCTGAGGTGTTCAGACTCATAATCCAGCCAAATCCCATATTCCAAATGCCTGTCTCCCAAATGCCTCAGCAGAGCTTTTGCATCCTCAACTGGATTCTGTATTGAGCAGCGCCCTATAAAAATATAGACACCTCTGGCAATCCCATAAATCCCACTAAACATGTAATTACGCTCAAAAGTCTCATCAATCCTGTGAGACTGGGCCTCATACATGCATTTCATAATGGCAAACTTTTTGTCCTGAGCCTTAACCTTTTTCCAGTCAATTTGGCCCTGATAGTGGCTGACATCAATGCCAAAAACATGACTCATGACAGACCTCCTCCCTTTAGCTGGTCCAAAGTCTGTTTTAATTTATCATAGCTGACCATGGCGCTCAACCAAATGCAAAAAGTCATTAATATTATACATACAATATTCTTTATGTCAAAAGGAATCTCCAAAATAACGTACACAGCAGATGTGCCACCAATTCCGACCACCACAGCGCTCACCAGAGCAATCACATTTGATGGAACATTCTCAAATACCTTTTTAAGTGCCTCAGTAAAAAGTGAGGTCACTGATGCTCCAAAAGATAATAAAAACATAAATAATGTCATTGTCATGATGCAATCCTCCTAAAAAATCACATATCCATTCAATGAATGGTTAAATCATCATGGTCTCCTTTGTGATAAAAATTCCTCCAGGTCCCTTTTTGCTGCCTTTAAACTGTCAGACATGTCTTTGTTCTCTGTCATGCAATATTGCATCTCAAACTCAATGAGGGCAAGAGTTGATCTTGTGAGGACCTTGAGTGTATCTTGGTCATGCTCTTGAGATGATTTGAGATTTTTCACCTCAACCTCAAGTGTAGTGATCCGCTGCTCCATGGAATCTCTTGGAGTATTCAAAAACTTATAAAATCCATAGCCAATAATGCAAATATTGCAAAATGCCAAGATCATCTGCATACCTGTCATGATTGTTGTCGTGTTCATTCTCCCTCCTAACGAAAAAGGGAGCCACCAATGTGATGACTCCCAAAATACTCAACAAACTCACCAGTTTTGGCGAGTTGATTAGTCTGGCAATATTGATGATCTTGTTGGCTCTGTCTCAGGCTCTGGCTCAGGCTCCGGCTCAGGTCTGTGGTCCACTATCTCCTTGATCTGAGAGTCTCCATTCTCATCGAGAATCTCAACAACTGCATAAAGCACATCATCTGCATTGTGATATGCAGCCAAAGTCTGATGATAGGCAACCTGTGCCTTTACAAGTGAATCATAGACAGCAACGTTTGATCCGTCCTGTCCGGCTGTGTTAGTGAGTAATTTTACCAAGTAAAATTTCATTTCATTTTCCTCCTATTTTAATAGAATTGAAATTGGTGTTTTTGTTTAGACTGTAAAATCAAGATCATGCTGGAGTAAATACAACGCATGATGTTCTATCTGCTCCTCCACCTGAGTATGTAAAGGAGACCTCAGAATTTGCAGTATAATCCTGTGTAACTAAAGCAGTCCCGCTTGTGCTGGCTTTATGAGTAGTTAAAGTACCACTCTTGTTGATTTTAATGGTGAGTGTTAAATTAGATGGATTAGATAGTTTAAAGTAGTATGTTATGCCTCCAACGGTCGAATTTGTGAATCCGGCATCACTAAAGCCTCTGACTGCGCCCTCATTAGCCTCCATATCAACAATTGTGGCAACAGCGTTTGCAAAACCAATTGCAATATTATGAGCGCCCCCTCCTCCTCCGAGGTTGCATGGAAATAAAGCCATCTTTGTACCTCCTTATCTAATATAAATTCTGACTTTGCAACTTGCAGCACTTGAGTATTTTGGAATCTTAACAACACATGATCCAGCAGAGACTGTGATTGCACTTGGCACAATTCCAAAAATGCTTGCAAATGGCTCAATCACACTGTCAGCTGTTATGGCTGAGTTTGAAAATGTGTATGTAGTCTCAGCTGATGTGCTGAGAGTGTTTGTCTGCTCCATGTACTTGGTGCCATTAATCTCAGTATATGTGCTACCAATGCCAATTCTTTGATATCTGACAGCTGAGGCGCTGGCTGTTCCTATGTAGCTGATGCTTGTGGCTGCTGGTATGCTGTTTTTAATTTCAATGATGGCATTTACAAGTGAGCTCTTGTCTGTTGTTGGGAGATTTGAGAGATTTCCAATTTCTCCCAAAATGGTGACAAGTTGTGATGTGAGATCATCTGCTGCCTCATAGTCTGTGTCAAGGACAAGGGATGCAAATGAGGCTCCTGATGAAATTGCAACCTTTGCCTTGTATAGAACATTATTTCTGATAAACTGCTCACCAATTGCATAGGCCTGTGATGTAGTTGCCCCATTTTCAAGCGGAGCAATCATCTGCTCGACTGCATCAGTGAGAGATGCAATACTTTTGTTTTCCCATTTCTGGCTTGTTGAGTTGTACTGGAGCACATCTCCATTTGCAAGATTTGCAATGATGACATCCTTTATGTCTGCCATGTTCAGATTTGCTGCAATGAGTCCAGTCTGTGAATCAATTGTGATTGTGGTGCCATCCGGCATGACAAGACCAGGCACCTCATCTGTTGCAATTTTGGCTGCTGTTCCAAATGGCTGCCAATAAGTCATCTGCACATCTGTTGATGGGTCCACACCAACTGATGCTCTCCTGGCAATGTAGGCAATGTCTCCTTTTGTGACCAAATCCAATTGCTGATAATTAGTGAGATTTGTCCACTCACCCTGAGGAATTATTAAAATTCTACCAGCGTTTACCATGTCCCCTCCTTATGTGATAATCTCATACTCAAGATCACCTGTCTGATAGTTTATGCTCAATCTGATTCCGCTGTTGATGTCATAATAAAGGCATCCATCAGAATAATTGACCATCAGATTAAGACCTGTCAGTCTGTCAACTGCTGCCTGGAGCAAATCAGCTGCATTGTCCCTGATAGCAGATGTTGCATCTCTTATTTGTGCAGCAACTTCACTGTAATGCTTGGAGTTGTTCTCATAGCACTCATCACCCTCTGGAACAGGAGTCCTATTTGTCTGTCCAACTGCCCAAGCCTCTGCTCTGTCTTTATAATATTTGGAGTTGTCATTGTAACCATCAGCACCCTCCTCAACAGGCTCTGCTGCCCTGGTGCCTTTTGCCCATGCCTCTGAATCAAAAGAAAATCTCTCAGCAGCTTGCTGAGATGCATCTGCATGAGCCTCAGCCAGCCTGATGTCTGCAAGATAATCTGTCCTCAGATGCTCATCTCCAATGCTGTGCAGTATGATTTCACCTGTGACAATTCCATTTTGTGACACTGACAACTGAATTGTTTGAGTGTCTCCAAATTCATTGTTCTGAATGAGTGTTGAGAGGTCAATTCTTGCCTCTGTTCCATCATTCAGTGTCAGGATCAACTGCTGTGTGTCATAGTCATAGTCAAAATTAATGGCAATCTTATTCAGTGTTGTCTGGATAACTGTCTGTGATCCATTTTCTTTGGTGATTGTGATTTCACCAGTCTCATCGTCAACAGCTATCGACTTTACAAGATTGTCAACTGTTGCGCTGTCTGCTTTTTCTGTGTCCAGGGCTATAACTCTGTCATCAATTTCATTCAGAGCATAATCCATTCTGTTGAGATTGCCCTCATTGAGCGGAGTTTCTTCACTTGGATAATTCTGCCAATTAATTCTCTGGAATACTTTCTGCATTCTCAGCTCCTCCATTCTCTAACAAAACAAGCTCTCCCTTTTCATTTTCCTCAGCTTTTAGATATCCAGGAGGTGGGTTGAGCTCCTCTTTTATTGCATTGTCTGCAGCTTTTTCAAGGAGATAGTTGACATTCTCTGCTATGAGCCTCTTGACCTCAATCGGCAACATGGACTGATTAAAAAGGCCAATGACTTTGTTGTATAAATCCCTAATCTCTGCATTTCCCATTAATACACCTGATTTCCTATACAATCATATGCATGATATGTTGTGACAACTCTCACACTACCACTGTAATTTGTGCCACCTAATCTCAGCTGTTGGCAAGTCACTGATGTAAAGCTGGCAGCATAACCTCCGGCAAGTCTAGCATTAAGGTCTGCAATGCTGGCCTTTGATGCCACAAGATTCTGAACATTAGCAACTCTTGCAGAGAGATTGTTGACATTGGCATTGGTAGCATTCAGGTCACTGATATTTGCCTTTGATGCACTCAAATTGTCAATTCTTGCATTAGCTGCACTTAGGTCTGAGATGCTGGCCTTTGTAGCCACAAGACTTTCAATGTTTGCAGCTCTAGTGTTCAGATTGTCACATCTTACATTGACAGCATTGATCTGATTTTGTCTTGTGCTTGCCTCAGTATTAATTTGACTCTGCCTTGTGTTGGCCTCAGCTCTCTCAGCTGTTGTGGCTCTTGTGGTCTCCGCAGATATGTTGTGAGCATTTGCATTTGTCTGTGTCTGAATGTCAGGCACATAAACAGGCTGCATCCTGTCACCCTCAGCGGAAAAAGAGTCATCTAATACCTGGATGCCTTTGAGTGTCCTTGATAAAACATAGGCCCTGACAATTGAGAGCCTTGCTGACATCAATATGAAATCACCACACTCAACATAAGGCAGTCCCACACATTCAACTTGGGCTGGTGTGTACCAAAGCCCCTGAATAGTGTTATACAAGTTTGTTGCAACAGCATTTAGCGCAGTCTGAGATAATCCCCAGATCAGAGGATTGTCCTTGAGCGTGAAAATGTTGTTGCCATTGCCTGATGTTGCTGCAATCTGTCCATCTTTATTGATGAGCTGGACCTTTGAAATAACAGCAACTCGATAATTCTCAAAAGCAATGTCTTTATAATGTGCCTTGAGGATATTATCCAGAGCATTCTCATCAGCTGGATAAATCTCATCATCAGGATAAAGGTCCTCTCTTGGATATAAAGCCTCAGTGCCTTCAACCAAATGAACATATTCAAACAATCCTGTCCTTGATATGCGTCCAAATCGTCCATTTAGCTGACAAATTGCCTTGATAATTGTTGCACCCATGATGACCTTGTCCTCAATTGATTTTTGGACTGTAATGCCATCATTTGGCAGATAATCCGGCACCTGAGTGACACCAACATATTGAAAAAAGGAATTTCTCAGACTTAAAACTGTTATAGGAAAAGTTAGTGAATTATACCATGCAGTGACATCCATGTTGTTTATGGTATAAAGTGCATCATATGCCCTGATTTCTGTTGTAAATTCCTCATGTGTTGGATTTGTGACCTCTTTGATATAACCACGAAAAAGAGGGATTGTCTGAGTCTCATCAGCTGTGATATCGGCCTCAATCCATTTTCCCTCAATAGTATCATCAACAAGATTAAAGCACTCAATCTTGAATGATGCAGCATTGCATCCCTGAAAAGACAAATTGCCACTTGATTCAATAGATTCCTTGAGCTCAAGGGACTCTGCAACGATGTCCTCATTGGTCAGTGTCAGATCAGCTCCTGGAATCCTGATGACAATCTCCTTGTGGGATGTGTCTGACTTATATGCATTTTTAGTCTCAGCATTAACAGAATACATCAGCGCTCCTCTATGGTCACATCAATGACCTCCATGTATTCCTCCAGCCCAGCCATCTGCTTGACTGTCGGCTCATAATCAATAAAAGCATTGACTGTGTCCTGATTCCCTGTCAGATTGTCATACAATGTCACAAGAACACTGTAATTTGTTGCGGATAAATTGGCATCAATCAAAGCCCTGAATGCTGCATATTCTTCCAGGTCCTTAAAGACCATTTTCAATGTCCCTTTATACTTTTTTCTAATAAAGCGCCTGTGAGTCTCACCATTTGCATCTTCATAAGACTTATAAATGGGAACATTGTTGACCTTGTATGTATTTTGCACTACATGCCCAGTGACATCTGTTGATCCAATTTTAAAAAGGAATGAAATTGCCATAATTCACCTCATGCAAATGCACTTTGTCCATTCATTCTCTTATATATCTTGTTTTCATTCTTTACTACGTTGAAAATTTTCTCAGCGCCACCTTCAAGTGTGACATTCATTCCATCTGCCAATACTGGGAGATATGTGTCCAAAAGTGACATCAGAGAATCTATTTTGCTGTCTGTGGTCTGTCCGGCAACATTTTCATATTTTGGAGTCACATTCATTTCTGTTTGGAGGTGTGACACTGTGGCCTCATTAAGAGAGTCCATGGCATCCTCAACAATGCCTGTGTTTTTCTCAATACCACCAGCTAATCCATAATCAAGCATTTTTCCACCCCACTCAAAGAGGCCGGATGGTGAGTTTATATCGAAAAAGCTCTTGACTGTATTCCAGATAGATTCTGCTGCCTCTTTTGCAGCATTAACAACTGAGCTGACTGCTCCAAGTATTCCGTTTTTAATGCCCTCAAGTAGGTTTTTTCCTATGCTTGCCCAGTCATATGCACCAAATGTCTCCTTGATGGCATTTATGATTTGCGGAATTGCAGCCACAATCTTTGGAATGGCCTGAATGAGACCAACAACCAATTTCCCAATTATCTCAATTCCAGTCTGCAAAATCTTAGGCGCATTGGAGGCGATTGTGAACAGGAGCTTGCTGATGACCTGGAGCGCAGCTGAGCCGATGGCTGGCAGATTAGAAATCAGACCTGATGCCAGATTGCTCAAGAGCTGAAAACCTGAATCAAGGAGCTGTGGTGCATTTTCAAGCAAAAAACTTGCAAATGAGACCACAAGGTCCCCAGCAATTGTAATCAGTTCAGGCAATGCTGAAAAAATACCACTTGCCACATTGCTTATAAAATCAATTCCTGTGCTCAACAGGTTAGGCAGTGCATTTGTTATCCCAGACAGGAATCCATCAACTGTGGCTGTGTCCTGTCCAAGGATTTCTCCAGCTGCAAGGTCAATTGAGTTTTTGATGCTTGTCAACAGGTTTGTGCCAATAGTTGCCCAGTCAGCCTCCATAAGAGCTTTGCCAAGAGATGCTGCAAGATTCCAAGCTGCCTCAACAAGATATGGAGCAGCCTCAACAATTGCACTCACAAGAGATGTGACAATCTGGATTCCAGTCTGCACCAACTCATCTGAATTGGCGCTGATTTGGTTGAGTGTTCCAATTAACATAGAGCCAAGTCCGCTCAACAAATCAGGCAGAGCTTTAAATATATTGCCCACCATAGGAAAAAGATTATTGAACAGGAATGTGCTGACAGTCTGCCCAAGTGTGTCAAGGGCTGGCCTTATATCTTCCCCCAAGGCAAGATTTGCCAGGAGATTTTCACCGGCTGCTTTCATGGCTCCAAGTGACCCTGTGAATGTAGTTGATGCCTCCTGAGCTGCCACACCTGTCAGTCCAAGATTTTCCTGAATGACATGAATTGCAGAATAAACATCACCCAAATTGTCCAGGTTGTACTCAACACCAGAGAGCTGCTGAGCATCTGCAAGGAGTCTCTCCATCTCTGACTTGGTGCCACCATAGCCCAGCTTTAAGTTGTCAAGCATTGTGTAATTCTGTTTTGCAAAGCCCTGATATGCTGTTTGTATTGATGTGATATCAGTTCCCATTTTTGCACTGTTGTCAGCCATGTCAAGGATTGCTGTGTTGGCTGCCTCTGCTGCCTTTACTGTATCACCCTCAAATGCCTGTTTTAGTGCTGCACCAAAAGACACAGCTTGCTCAGCATAACTGTTGGCAGAGATTCCGGCTGATGCTGCCTCAACAGCATATTTCTTGGCAGCATCTGCTGCCTCACCATACAATGTCTCAAGACCACCAAAAGACTGCTGCAGATTGCCACCAGCCTCAAGAGCAGACTTTATTGCTGTGCCAATTCCAGCTGCAGCAATAGCGCCTTTGATTGCTCCAGCAATATTGACTCCGGCTGACTTTCCAGCGCTTATGGATTCGCCTCCCAAGGCGCTAGAGATTGAGCCACTTATTCCTTTAGCTGAGGGAACTATTTGGATGTATGCTTTTCCTAGTTCAGCCATTTTTTATTTTCTCCCACTCTTTGTCAAAGTCAGCACCGCTGTCAAATTGCTTTACCTCCTTTGACTCATCAGCTTTGTTTAAAAGACCACTAACAAATGATGGTGGCCTGTCTTTTCCTTTTGATGCATTCTCAGAATTGAGCCATGCAGTGATTGCAGTATTATCAGCAATATGGGCCAAAAGCAGATAATCAATCCCCACTTTTAGCCCATTTACTTTTGTCCTGATTCTTGAATTTTCCCTGAGTCCACTAGCAAGAGTTGCAATGTATTCCACAGGGAGCTGATAAATGTCATAAATGTGATAGGTCTCAGCAAAATCACAAATCAAAGCATCCTCATCAAGCGCAATCATTCTTGCGAGGATGCTAATTTTTTTACTTTGGCACCTAACAGGTCCAAAATCTCCCTAAACTCATTTATCATTTTTTCAGCTGGGATGGAGCCATCTTTTTCTTTGACATGCTCCATGAGGGCATTTTCACCATCTTCACCCAACAAAAATGGGAGACAAGTTGTCATCCCCTGGAGGACTGACTCCTCATTCTCCCATTTTGCAAGTGCTTTGGTAAACCGCCAATCTTTTGCCCTGTTCTCATCAACCTCAACGACAAATCCGCTCTTTGTCTTGATTTTTATCATGATCTACTCCTTATTAAGCTGATGGTGTTCCAATCTTCTGAATATACTCATAATGAGTGTCACCATCTTCATTTGGTGTGCAGTCAACTGTTGTCTCGTAGCCAATGGCCTCCTCATCACCATAGACAATGTCACCGACATCAGAAATCTTGCATGATGGGATGACAATTCTCTTAGCTGTGTTGTCTCTCAGGAGCATGTCAATGACAATTGATCTCTCAGGAACATCCTTGTTGTTGACCTTAACAACAAGACCTGTCTCAAGTGTGCCAGACACATTGCTCTCTCCGTAAACATACCCAAGGACAGCCTTGCTCTTGGCCTCAATGAGTGTGAACTTGAATGTGTCATCCTTTGATTTCTGGATGACAAGAACAGTGTCACCACCCCAAGCCTTGACTTTTTCAGTGTCCATTGATGTGCTATTTGTCAGCCCATCATCAGAGCAATAGCCAAGACCAACAAATGCACTGTTCAGCGTTTCTGTTGCACTTGTTGGAAGTGTTGTTCCAACTGGAGCTGTGTATATAGCACCGCCAACTTTAGGCTTTCCAGCACTGACATTTGTTGCTTTATTCATAGCTTTTTCCTCCTAATAATGTTTAATAGCAAATACTGCTTGATATCTGTATCTCTTGGATGTTGTGTCTGTATAGTTGTAATCACCATCAAGGGCTATGTGTGCGATTGTGTCCAAGGTGATTGCACCCTCAAGACCATCCATCATCCAATGCTTGACCTGTTCATTGAGCGCAGCTGCCTTGTATAGGCTTGGGCCATAGCTCTGAATGGTCAGAATTGCTGAGCTTATTAAATTTTCCTGACCGCCACCTGTTTTCTCTATAACAACAAATTGTGAGGCTGGGCTCTTTGGAATTTCCATGAGCACAGGGACAGTCAGCTTTGACTCTAGGAAATTTTTAATTACATCTTCAATCATTTTCCAAATACCGCCTTTAGAATGGTGTTGGACTTGAGATTTTCTTTTTTAGCAGCAAAAGACTCAGCTCTAACCTCAGCATTGACTCTGTTTGGGCCTGTGTGAGTGCTCATCTCATAGCCATCACCCAAACGATTCAGAGCGCTGCTGGCATATTCTGAACAGACATCCATCATCTCTTTTGATCTCAATAATTCCCTCACACCTTCTCTGTTCAATTCAACTTTAACTTTAGCCATATGCCTCACACCTTATTTTCATATGCCAAGGGAGCTGAGGTGGGATGTTCTCCTCAATCCCTGTGATGGGAAATCCAAATGTCTTGACTGTGTGTGTAATTCCATAGGCATCAGTCCATGAGACTTTTTTGTCTACCCAATCATGAGTGTCCCCTTTTGGAATCCCCAGCATATATGTGATGGTTTTCCCAAATAGCTGTGTTGATGATGTTATGTCATCTGTTGATGGCTCACCAACAAGAACATTCTCAACCTGGACAGGCATCTCCTCATAAATTGGATCGCCAAAAGGATCAGTCCCTGTCTGAACCTGGTCATATAAAATTACGCTGATACCTGACAGCCTTGCCATATGTAATCACTCCCCATCTGCTGCTTTAAAAGTCCAAGTTTTTTCAAATCATTTTTCAGGATAGAATTTGCAATGCCACCACCAACAACAGCATAGGTGCCACTCCAAGAATATCCCAGGCCTGACTGTGACTCCTGAGTCATAGCCTCACCCTGGACATTCTGTCTGAGCACTCTGGACACAACATCAACTGTGACAATCTTCACCACACTGCCATAGGTGCTATCATTTGATATCATCTGGTCAATGTCCTTGTTGACATTCTTGCCAAGGACTCTGATTTCATCAGACACAAGTGGGAGCAGAGCATCTGCTCTTTTCTGCTCATCTGATGTGAGTGGCCTGAATAAGGTTTCAATGTCCTCAACTGTTGCAAATGGTTTGCTCATCTTCTTGTCCCCTTTTTCTTTGATGATGCCTTTTTAGGTGCTGATTTTTCCACCTTTGGAGGCTCCTTTTTTGGGAGCTCCTCTTTTGGGAGCTCCGTTTTTGGAGGCTCCGGCTTTGGAGCCTCCTTGGGAGCAACCTTTTCAGTCACCAGACTCCAATCAGGAGCCTGAATGACTGAATCGGTTATGATCTCAGCGCCTGTCTTTATATTTCTATAAATCATGAGCGCCTCCTATTCTCACGCTGATGCTCCAGCCTTTACAAGAGCAAATGCATCCTTGTCAAGGATTCCCCATCCAATGTATGCCTCACCTCTGAGATATACCTGGTTGTGACCCTTGAGGTCATAGCCTGAATTGTCAGGATCACCATATTCAATCACCTCAATAGGAATCTGCTTAGCAAATCCCCACTTGAAATAATCAGCAAAGTTTCCAACAAGAGCTCTGTCAACGCTGTTGTTGAAACTTACTGTGGTGTTGGAATCTGCTGGGAGACCATTGAGCGCTGTGAGTGACTTGCCCCATCCAAGCTCTGGGAAAAGAGGCGCATTTGAATTGCTTGCAGTCTTGAGGTTTGCAAGAGCTGACTTCATTGCTGGAGCCATTGCAAGACCTGTGACATCAATCTCATCACCAATCAGAGCAATCGCAGCTGTGATGTTGTCCTGTGGCTTGCTGGAATCAAACACAACTGTCTTAGTAACAAGATCATCAAAATTCTTGTTTGCCAGCGTAGCTGCATCTAACTTTGATCTTGGGTTGACACCATGAATTGCCATGATGTCCAAACCTCTTGCAACCTTCTTTGCAAAGCCATCTGCAAAGGCTGTGAGATACTGGAGTCTAACTTCTTCTGTGCCATACTTAAACTCATCAGATACTCTGAAACCATATTCAACCTTAACAGGCTGCATGGACACAGGTGTGATTGTTGCACCACCATTTGACTTGGCACCATTTTCACCAACGAGGTCAACCTCATTGTCCAGAGAGAATGTAAAAACAGTCTCACCATTGAATGGAATAGGCTCAGATGCAGAGAGTCTTGCAAGAGAGCTCTTGCCCTTTACCTGTGAAAAAAGTTTATCTGTTACAACTGGAGGGAGCAGTGTGCCCCTAGTTAAAACATTACCCATAATTATTCCTCCTTAATTTGTCTGCATTCCGGCAGCGATCTGAGTTGCAAATTCTGCCATGGCTGCATCATAGTTGTTTGTCTGGTTTGGCTTTGGCCCACCAATATACATAGGAGGCTCTCCTGGATTGTCATGTTTTCCTCCAAGACCTTCCATGAAACTCTTGGCATCTGCCTCAAGCTCCTCCTCAGTGTTACCCACAAGCCTGTCTGCCAATTTAATTGGCACATTGTTTTTTATTGCCACCTTATTTTTTAAGAGTGAGACCTCAGCAGTCTCTGCTCTTTTTGTGAGCTGAGCCACAGTGTCATCAAAAGTCTTGAGTTTTTCCTGAGCATCAGTGACTAATTTCTTGGCATCCTCAATCTGCTTTTCATAATCGGCTTTCATAGCCTTGACATCATCAGGTGACAAATAATCTTTGTACTGCTCAGCGACTTCTCTGTCCTTTTGTGCAAGCCTTCCCTTAATAATCTTGTCCAGCTCCTCCTGTGTCTCGATAACCTTAAACTCACTCATTTCTAATTCCTCCTCTTTTTCCGTTGAGTAACGTATTTTTTTGTATTAAAAAAGCACCTTTTGAGGTGCTTATTTAATAACTGATTGATTGTTTTGGTCTTGATTCTTTTGTTATTGAGCAAATCCAAAATGCAAGGATCATGCTATCCATGAGAGCAATGTCATAAGTCTCAACCAGAGATTTATATCCAAATCCTCCCTGACTTCCAATGAGTCTTTTTCCGCAATTAGTAACCACATCTCTCAAGGACTTCTGTCCCATGTGGACAATGTCCTTTTGAAATATAGCTTGCTCAAACATTGCATTTGCAGCGATAATCTCACCGACTTTTGGGAGGACAGGCTCTTTTTTAATGCCATGCTCTTTCATTTGATCTGCCAACAACTGCTGCCCTGAGGCACCATCAATGACCACCTTCTCAACCTTTGGGTTGAAAAGATATTCAAAAATCCATCCATTTCCGGCTCTGATAGGGACACAATCAATGCTCTCAACAAAAATTCGTCCATCATCTGTCTTTGCTGCAATAGTCATTGCTGCATTGACTCCATCTTTTCCAAACTTGATCCCTATATATCTTTTATCTTTTAGTTTTGGCAGCGTAGGAGATAATAAAGCATCCCAGTCAGCCTCAGAAATCTCAGACTTTTGATTAAATAAACACCAAAAGCCAAGTCTTTGGATGTTGAAATCAAGATCATCTCCTGTGAGCTCATTTCTGATGTTTCTCTCTTTGATGATCTTGCCATATGATGGATTGAACCTTTTCCACAGCACTGGGTCATTTAATGCATCACCCTCAATCATTTCAGGTGTTGACCATTCAGCCCATCCTGTGTCCAGAGCTTTACCATCCAGGACCTTGCTCCTTATTCTTGGGAACACATCACCCTCAGATGTGACTGTTGGTGGAGTGCCCACAAAAATAGTTTGCGGATTTTTGCTGGCTGAGACAGTATAGAGCAGAGCGCTTTCCTGTTTGGATGTGTACTCCTGAGCCTCATCAATAACTAGCAAATCAAAGCCCTCTCCAAGACCACCATTGTTTGTTCTTGTTCTAAAATCAATGATGCCACCGCCTGAAATTTCAATGTGCTCCAAGCCATATTGCTTGGATGCATAGAATGATTTCTCAGGCATATTCTTTTTCTTTTTTGAGTGCTCTTGATAACCAGCTTTTTTCAGCAAATTATATAAACGATTAAAAGCATCATGTGATGTGGTTGTCCTGTGAGCTGTGTGGCAAATTTTCTCATTCAGATAAATCAGGCCATACATTTCTCTTGCTGCAAGGACTTCTCCTTTTCCATTACGTCTTGATAGTCCGATGCAGTATTTGGAATATTTCCACTCACCTGAGACTGTGACAGACATGATTGCTTTTATCTGTCTTTGCTGCCAAGTCAAAAGGACCTGTCCGGTGGATGAATATAATTTGACCGCTTGTGTTCCAAGTGTCTTAGTGGACTTTGAAAGTGTTACATTGGTAAAAGAGGGATTTTGATTGTCAATCCTCATCTTTTACCCCCTCATTGTCCTCTTTTCTTCATATTCTTTTAGTCTTGCAAGCCTCTCCTGGGCAGACATTTTTTCATATGCCCTGAGATTTTTGCGCCTGTCTTTTTGCTCCATGGTGGATATTATCTTATCTCTGTAAATAGCATTTGCAGATTCAATCCGCTCCACAGCTGTCTGCTCTTTTTGGGATAATCCAAACTCCTTGCGTTTGCTGATTTCCTCAGGTGAGCTTTCCCATTTTCTTTTGGTCCATACATTTTGGGATTTTCTCCCACACTGATATGTGACTGTGCATCTACAAAACTGATGCCTCCGATATATATCAGGAGGCGCTTTGTCATAATCATATGATCCAGCCATCTGAGCACACCAGTCACAACAATTTCCAGCAACTTTTCTTGTGATTGTCGCTTTGAGTCCAACATCATTCCTGAATTTTGCATTTGAATCAATAAAATCATCAAAAAAAGCCTCTGAATTATTGACAATTGGCTCCAAGAGCCATGCAAGAGCATCATCAAGAGTGATTTCATCGGCTGTCATCTTGTCAATGAGGCCTTGGATTCTCTCCGCTGGAAAATCCGCTTTGACTGCATTCAGGCCAATTCCTGTCTGAGTGTCAATCAATTTCTGTATATCTGCAGCAACCTCATTGGTCAGATTATAATTATTCTCAAGAGCTGGTGTGACTGTTCTTTTGGCTATGTTATAATAAAGCCTCCCATCTGGGAGTGTGTCAGCGTTCAGATTTTCAACCAGCGCTTTGGAGAGGTTTTCTCCTAACCGCTCAGCATAATCATGAGCATCCACAAAAGTGGCTGTCCCATCTCTTATCCTTTTGCTGATCTGAGCAATTCTTCTGTCCCTCATGACATTTGACTTGAATGAGGTCTGAATGTTTTCATTGAGGACAGGCACAACATCTGTTGCCATGTCTTTTCACCGCCTTCCCCACCATATATTTTGGCAAGAAAAAAGAGAGCTGGCGGACAACTCTCTCATAGTTTGCAACCTATGTCTTGCCACACTAAATGCATATAGCATCCAATGCCTTAATGTATTATTTCTCTGGACAATTCTGTCATGGCATTGTTAAATGCAGCCCTGGCTGCTGCCTGATTGTCCACAATGACATTTGCCTCAGGAACACCATCCCAAAGTCTGTCTGTGTCCACCTGATAAACAATCTGTCCATTAACTTCTCTGGCTGATCTGATAACAGCTGGGACTAATATTGCCTGACCTGTCGTGTATTTAGTAACCATATCTCCTCCTTAAATTCCTGTCAGCTCAAGGATTTTGTCATTTGTGAGATAATCAGGAATTGTTGTGTTGATTTTCTGTATTGCATCACCGATTCCGGCAAGCATTGACACATCAGCTGGGAATGCTGGGAGCCAAATTGGAGTGGTAATTCTGAGCTGCTGCCTTGTGTAGGCATAATCATCTCTGATGCATGATGCAAGATATCCAGCATTCTTGATTCCAACATTAAATGATTCCTGAGCTTTTCTTGCTGTGAGTCTCAAGTTTTCATGCGCTGCTTTTATTGACTCATAAGATGATGGATTGCTCTGAGGGAACCCAAGATCATCAGGTGTCAGGCCGACCTCTCCAGCAAATAGTTGTGCAAACATTTTGAGCTGTTCAACATGAGGAGTCATGCTCTGCTGAGCAAATTGGCCCACCTTCACATGGTCCTGACCATCTTCATTGAGTGAAAATCTCATCATTGCAGACATTGCTGCTGACCATTTGTCCAGCTTTTCAACATCTGGATCAGTGCCTGTTATCCACTTTTGTGGGAATGAATAAAACTCAGCGGAAATCTCTGACCTCTTGATTGTTCTCAGGGCTGAGCCAACAAGTGACATGCAAGCTCTTGAGATTCTTGAGTGTCCAAAAGGTCTTTTTGCATCCGGCTTGAAAATAACAGGAACCAGCATCGGCTCTTTAACAGGATAAACTCTTTTTTCAATCAGTTTTCCATTTTCATAGAATGCAGTCCATTCATGTGTGAAATATGCCTCTTTTATTGGCACCATTGCACTGTCTCTCTCTAAAACAGCATATCCCTCATTCAACAGGCCTGTTGTTGGATTGATGACTCCTGTGGCATCATCTGCATTGATGACCTGGAGCCTTGGAAATCCTGAGGCATCCTCTGACACATAAATAAATGCACAGGATGCAATCAAGGCACCTTTTATGATGCTTGGGAAAAGAACATCCTTGTTGTTGAGATCATAAATCTCTCCCAGGGCAAAAAGGTCATCCCTGAATCCATAAAAAGACAATCTGTCAGCCAGGGAGTCCACACCTTTGGCACACCATCCGACACAGCTGTTCCACCACTTTAATTCTGGAGGACTGCTGATGCCAAAATCAAATGTGTCATTTTTCATGTCATAATATCGATACCTTAGCCACACTCTGGTCTTTTTATATTCCAAATATTGTTTTAATTCATCAACTCCAACATATTCCATGGCATCACCTGTCTAAAATTGTTTTGTTATCAACAAGGAGCAGCGCTTGCGCTGCTCCTTTAAATTTTGTGGTCTGCTCAAAATTATTTTACGAGATATGGAAACA